ACGCCCACCCACGTACGGGGCTGGTTTATAAACGGTCTTCATTCCCCCAAACACCGATATATTATTATCTTCCCATACGCTTTTATCTACGTTAGTAGAGGAAACCGAAATAACAGTACTTCCAACCTGAACTCTTCCGTACCCAACAGGCACCACCTGCCCCTGCTGACTTATATTTTGAGGGGAAGAAAAGACATAAGAAGTGGTATTAGCAGCTTCAGGGTCATCATTCTTCATTAATTTAGCCATTAGCATACTTAACCCAAAAGAAATAGCCATAGATATAATAGCAGATATAACAAATTCTAAAATTAAAGCCGCTGTTCCTTGCACTCCAATGGCCGACACAATAGCTGCCGCTAGAGCTGAAGCGCCTCCCGCCAACAAAGGAATAATCCTAACATGTTTGTTTTCAATATTCTGAAACATGAAGCTCTGAGCATCTACCTTTTCGTCATTAACAAAAATAGCCCAATATTGCTGAGTATGAGCATTAAAGTAATCCCGAAGCTTATTCGTGTTTGCTTCCATAGCATTAAATAACTCCCTGAAGTTCCTAACCTTAAGGCTCCAAGAAGACCCTATCACTTCAGCTAAATGCCCTTCTATGGATATATTTGTCATTTTAGTCCTGTATCACACCTACCATTGTCTCACCAACAGACCACATGGCCGCTCCGCGGAGCCCACCACTACGCCCACCCACGCCCACCCACGTACGGGGCTGGTTTATAAACGGTCTTCATTCCCCCAAACACCGATATATTATTATCTTCCCATACGCTTTTATCTACGTTAGTAGAGGAAACCGAAATAACCCGGCTACCACTCATCAACCTGCCATAACCCACAGGAATCACTTGTCCCTGTTCACTCACATTTTCAGGCCCACGAAAAGCAAAACTATTGGTCCCTTTACCATCAGCATCAGGGCCACCATCCTGCGTCAATAAGGTAATAAGAGAATAAATTCCATAAGCGACGAGCGCTACCACCGTCACAACCACTATCGTTGCTATAACAGCCGCCGCAGTATAAGAACCTCCAACAATACCTAATTTTAATACTGCCGAAAAAACCGCATACCACCCGGTGACAAACGCCCCCGCCAAAACAGGGATAAAACATAAGCTTTTTTTAATCTTTTTTAAAAAACAGCCAGAAGACTCTGTGGGAACCCCATCTATCACGAGTACATATCCCTCAGATAACCCTAAAGCCTTTTCAAACACACTTCCAGCATTTGCGCGTAAAGCCCTTAATGCCTCCCCAACCGTAGCAACATGAAGCTTCCATTTAGGGCCTAACGCTTGCCCAGCACGACCCTCAATAGAAACAGATATCATACCTACATTATACACTTTTAAATAGAAAAATAAATGGTTTCTTCGCTTTTAGGGTCGTATATAGCAAACCTATCCTCTAATGGAGAAAAAATCAAAAAAGAAATTAAAGCATTATTTGCCAACTCAATATCTGCTACGCTTGGTTCGCAGGAAGTCTCCGGGTGAGAATGAAAGCAAAAATCTATATTTTGACGCCTAGAAACCTCTAAATGCTTAACCGGATTAACATAAAAAGTACTATAAGGATCAGGAGAAATATTTTTAACAAAAAATAAAACATTACCAGCAACTAATCCGCATATCTCTTCTCGGTAAAAAGAAGAAATACGCTTTATATAACTCAAAAAAGCACTTTTAATTGGTATATCTATAAGCCTCAATGGATGGAAAGCCTCCAAAAGGAAGATGATGATATTCGCTAAAGCGCATCTTGCAACCGTTCAGCGTCTTACTACATTGATCCTCCACCCAATATTCTTTCTTAAAGCGTGGATCTTGGACCGAAGTATGATCCTTGATACACACAAAAAGAACTGGTGGATCTTCACCTAAAGAGGTAATTGACACCACATCTCCCTTAACATATCCCACTATTCCTGTTGCTGTTGCTGGCGCGGCGCTCCCCGTATCTAAAAGTAAATTTCCCGAGATTTTAGTGCGCAAAGTGCCCGAGCTTCCGCTAGCAATAGTAGACCCAGCAATTGTTCCCTCTAAAATCTGATCTCCACTATTGACATCCTTGGTTAATAATACGCTTTGAGTAGCACTAAAGGTAATCGTTTCCCCTTGTTTAAGGGGATCGAAAACTGGCTTTACTTCTATTGAGGTATCAGTGCTAGGGTCTGCCGCTTTGACCAACTCAACCGTAACTGTTTTGGGAGCCAAAGCTGTCACATAAAAGGTACCTATTTCAGAGCCACCGCTGTCCGACAAGGTGATTGTACGATTAGGGTTAATATTTTGGGGAACATTATCTACGGATAACACAACCGCAGGCCCGGCATTCGTTGAGCCGTTTAGAGCAACACTAAACAAAGTAGGATTGTATTCATAAACCCACCTCATCCCTTTAAGGTTAAAACCGCTATTAGGATCATCAAACCTTTTGTCTTTCTCGTCCGCCACAGGAACCCCCTGTATACGAGGATCTGTAGCTAACACTACTCTCCCCCCCTCTGCTGCCCCTACGGCCGCCATGGTTAAATCCCCAAAAATTTCTGTATCATTGGGGTTCGCACCAGCGTCTAATACGAATCGCCCACCATTCGCAAAACGAACTGTTTGGCCGAAGCTAAGATCAAGTGGAAGTTCTTCTACAACAAGGCCGAAAGTAAGCTGAATAACCGAAACAGCGCTTATTTTTCCCGAAAACGTCGCGACCGGAGAAAACGCTAACTGCACAGACCCACTACCACTAAAAGAAGTACAAACAACATCCTCAGTATACGTAGCGTCACCCGACCGTATCGTAAGGTATTGAGCTGACCCGAATCTTGCCCTAATCGTCCCGGAGGCATAATTTGAAATCGTGTAGGTGAGGCGATATTTTTTACCTATTACCAGTGCTACCGCACTTTGAGCGGGACTCTGAGAAAGGAGTATGCCTTCCCCTGCTGCTGCGGCTACTGCCTTTCCGCTAGCTGTGTCAATTGACCACCCCGTTCCTTTTGTCCAATCGCTATCGGTAGCGAAGGTGCCATTGGTCACTGTCTCTGCAAGGCCTAGAGACGCAGAATAGTTACCCACAGGATAACTCAAAGTGCCAACATTATCATTAACCACATCCCCAACCAAAGTACCCGAAATAGTTGTAGCGCCCACCGCAGCATTAGCACCTAAAGTAAAAACGGCTCCTTTTTCCTTAAAATTTAATTGATTACCACTGCGCAGCGCCACGGGTAAGGCGTCAACAGCCATCGATGTGGCACCATCAGATGCGCCTCCGTCTGAGGTTGCCCCTCCGGTTTTGGTTGCTGTTATCAACGGCGAACGTGTTTGGGGAAAAAAATCAACTGATTGTAATTTATTAACACCGTCTAGAGCAGTTAAATTTGTTGTAGGCCCCGTATAGTCTCCTCTAGATCCATAACGGCACCCTATCCCCCGGTATTTCCATGGACAATAATTTGCGATCATAATACGCGCGGGCAACTTATAGTTTTCCACTTCTAAAGGAGAAACTAACTCAAACTCTATAAAATATTTATTTTCAGATACCTTGCGATTAAAAATATACACATCATCATCGAAACGAGACTCCGGATCAGAATTTCCAAAAGGGTTAACCATTTTCGGAAAATTTACCTCATCTAAAAACTTTAAAAATATTCTAATCCTTTTAAAATGGTGCCCCACCATGTCGTCCTCTCTTTTTATAAGATCAGAAATTAAACCGTCAGGGTTCGCTATTATTAATTTAGGACGCGGAAGAGATCCGTCCCCCCTTGACTCAAAGCCCGTGGCTTCAATGGGAAGAGAAGGGTACACGTTTCCCCCTAATATGATGTTTCTATCAATAATTTTGCCCGGATGAAATCTTTTCAAACCTCTGCCATCCCCCATCTCAATCTCAAATAATTCTATCAGAGTATCAGGAAGAAGATCCGTTATTGCTTTGTTGTGTGCTTCTGTTGCCATGATTTTATGGAGTAAAGTATATTTGGCCTGCTATTCCAGTTAGATCAGACCGTTTGTTTTTATATTCGAGGCTCACTTGGGTTGCTGCATTTGCAGCCTTAGTTCTTAAATATTTGTTAAATAATACCCCTAAAACCTTCCGGTTCTCTCTTGCAGTTAAGCGCCGATTAAAGATTACAATGGCAGCAATTCCGCCTCGAAAACCAAGATCCACAGCACCTCCCCGCAGAGACGCGCTTCCACCCACATAAACGCTTCCTGACGAATTAAAAACAAATCCATTGCCCTTATAGCTATCACTGCCCGCTTCACGACCATCGTTTTTCGCATTTAGCGTCAAAACATCCCCTTGTGAACTCCCGCTTAAGTTATATACCCATGATCTACGAGGGTAATCACCTACTATATGTGGCACAGATCCACTATCACTAAAAGAAAACTGTTGCGGCAAATTTCCAAGCCCAGTATTATCTGTAATTTGACCGCTCGTGCGATTATAAAGAACAGAGGGCGTTTTATTTGTTGAGGAAAACTCGCTCCAGCCCGTTTGGTAATACTCATCTTTTCCTGTTTGGCTACTGTTGGTGGTGGCCCTAGCTGTAAAATTGCCCGTATCCGTAAACCATTTATTTGGATACATAACATAAAAAATGTCAAAACCGTTAGCTAAAGAAGATAATCGGTAATAACCCCGAACAGCGTGTTGCAAATCAGACCCAGATAGGTTTCCTGTTAGCGCAGTAATCCTATTTGGAGAGACATAAGCGGCTGCTGAAGTCACCTTAAAAACAGAGCCCCCCTTAAAGGTGATCACAGTTCCCGCCGCAATTGAAAAATCTAAAGGCTGTATGGCAATGGTAATACCATCTGCGGCCGCATAACTTTGGCCAACATTATCAACCTGTATATCTCCAGCGTAATCCGCACTTGAAGTGGCCCCATGAAGTTTCATATAGTTAATTTTAGTACTTAAAGTAGGGCTAAAATAAATATATTTTTGATTATTAAAAAACGCATGACGGACAGTTACTTTTCCTGATCGAGTTAAACTGGTGCCTGCCCCGACTGTTTTATCGACTTTGTCAACATTTTGTAATGTGGGCTGGTTGTTTGCTGTAGTTTGCTCTAAATAGACATTAACATCATTTGTAGATATCCACTTGGTCACTGTTTGCCCAAAATTTCCAACCGCATCATCAGGTATACTACCTCCACTAAGGGCTCCTGTAAGGGTTGTGACTGGGGCGCTGAAATTCGCATCTAATGTAAAAATTCCCTTCGTGGTGCCTTCAAAGAAATATATGACATCTCCGCTTTTCATGTCCACGCTCGTCGCCTCCACAATGATGCTTGTTGTAGGTATAGAGTAGCCCCCAACCTTATTAATGGTTACTGCTCCACTAACGGCTTCGGTCGTTCCAGTATTATAACTTTTATTACCTGCTTCAAAATAGCCTACTAATCCGGAAATATCGGTAATCGGCACCAGAGAAGGGGTAATAGATAAAAGTTTACCTCGATAATTGCTAATTGTATAATTAGAATTAGTGCTAATAATTCGAATTGCTTTTCCTCCTGCCCCTCCAGCTTTTCCTCCTGAATCATCATACCCCTCACCACTCAATAAAAAAGGTATGCCCGTAGTTTTTTCGGTATAAGTCATTCCTATGTTTCCGGCTTGACCGTACTCTCCTCCTGCCCCTCCAAAAGTATTCTTATGGTCATTTCCTAGATCGCTCCGACCGGTACCCGCCCTTCCCCTCAGATTTCCTTTACCAGCAAAATCATAACCCCCAGTAGAAATATCCGGCACATAATCCTCTAAACCATTTAGTGATAACTGAACCCCCCCCGGAACGAATGTAAAACTAGACCCTCCTCCTCCAGCCCCTCCTTTATGGAGCCCCAGAAAAAAATTGGTAGAAGAAGTATTAAAAGCTATCGGATCTTTACGTATTTTATCATTAGATGTGGAACCCAGCATAACCACAATATTTCCCTCGTCGCTAATTTCAATTTTTCTTGCAGTATTCCACCCGGTAAAATCTGTATGAAGGTTTATAGCGTCCTTCTTCGGATCGTAGGAAGACTGAAGATCGAATATCTTTTCCGCTAAAAATCGATCTCCACCTCCTCCGCCTCCCCCTCCTCCGTAAATTTTGGCGTTATAGTCTTTACGAATAGAAAACTCGCTAATATTCCCATCTGAGACATAAATTGCATCGCCTGCATCTTTCCCTACTGTGGAATCCTTTGTCTTTCCAAAGTTTAGAGTTAAAGTGTATCTGGCAGCTTTACCTTTACCTTCAGAGGCCGCACTCATTCCCCCTTGCACAATGTGCGTAAAACCACCATCACCTCCCCTTCCGCCTTGACCTACAATTGCGGAGTTATTTTGCATAATAAGAACACTAGGGGTTTCAGCAATTGGTTTGTTTCCAACAGGACCAACCCCTGTTAATAATTGATAACCTGTCCTTACAGCAGGAATCATCATATCTGCGTCAGGATTACCCACAGGGTAAACACCTCCTTTTCCACCCACCGCAAACCCCGGCTGCAATATAAATTGTACCCCAGTGTAAGCATTACTATATGCTCCCGTATCTGCTATGGCAATATAATCGGCCGCTGTAGGATTAGGGGCAACAACCAGATTCACGCCATCCTCTTGTTTTACTATTCCACGATCCACTAAAGTTTTTATGAACTCTCCACTTAAATTGATATTTGAAGATCCATGATCCAAATATACCCTAAAAGCAGACTTCTGGCTGGTAGGTATCGCTGTTCTAGCATCAGTAAACTCGGTAGAGGTGTCACTTAACCCAGTAGAAACTTGATTAGAAACATTAGACCTAAAGTCTGAAACGCCGCTAGCATAGACGTACATGGAACCTACAATATCAGGGGTATAAGTATTATTAGGCTGAACATACTCTGATCTCATCCTATAGTAATAATCTTGACCGTAAGAAAGGTCCGTATGCTCAAAATATGACTGTTGGTGCAAGCCTGTGTTTTGGGGATCCGGAAGATTTTTTAGTCCCTCTGGGATTTCAGCAGCCCCAGCCAAACTTGAAGGTACTAAAACTCCCGTATAAAAATTAGTTTGAACGTATCCAGCACTATTCGATATAAGTGGACCATAAGACTGAACATATTTAGCATTAATTTCAAAACCCGTCCCCGCTATCCCCTCAATATTTCTCACATCGGTATCTGCCGTCAAAGGAATTCCTGAAACCTCGGCCCAAGTCTTATCTTGAGTATATTGTAGAGAATAACGGTTTAAATCATGACCTGTTGCAGGATGCTGCCATAACAATACATTCTTAGGTATACCAGCGGAACTATAATAACCCGTTTGAATTAAAAAACGAGCTGGATGATTTGGCGTCTGGCCGTCATTCCCCCTATAAGGATTTACAACGGTTGACGTAGGTCCGCTGGCACCATCAAACCCTGTAATATAGCCAGTAATACCAAAAGTGATGAGGCCGCTAGGGTCGTAAGCAGCGTCTACATTAGATTTGTTTTTTAATGTTAGCTGCGCGCTGTAAACTCCGCTTACCTCAGGTCCAGTTGTTCCTACTAGTGGACCAGAATAAGTTATGTTATCAGCAAATCCTTTAAAATAAAAGGGAATAAAACTAGAGCTTCCCGGTGATGTGACTACAGGGTTATGAGAATGCCCTGAAGGAAAGTCAAAAACCTGATAAGGATTATCATAGCCTATATAAGTATTTAAAGTGACATTGCCACTGTTTGTCAAATAAAATCCCGTCCTAATGCTTTGCCCTGTTATAGTAAAAACCTTCATACCAGTATTTGATATAAAGTCCGTATTCTCGATTCTTTCTTTAGTGGATTTAGATCCCGCATAACGATTTGCGCTAACCGGTCCGGTTGGATCACCATCTGTCGGCCAACTCCAATAAGAGGAGAGATTTTTTAATGGTTGATTAACCACTGTTACCAAGGATCTAAACTCAGTAGATAAACTTAAATAATCAATAGGGAATTCACGCATATTAACCGTGATATCATTATTGTCTTTAAAATTAACAGTATGGCTCCAACTGGCAGCTAAGAACACCTTGTTTGTAAAGTCATAAGGAGCTGGGGGTGTAAACTGAAAAAGACGAACCCCCGCATGATGCTCCAAAAAATGAACTATAGCAAGAGCCTCCTTATCTGTTCTGCCCTTAAGATCAACGGGAAAAGCAAGTAAGTTTTTGTTAATGCCTTCATTAAACCTCATAACAAAACCATTATCTATCTCCTGTTTAGTAAAGCGAGGGTTTTGTGGTATATTAATGTTTTGATTTAAATCAAAATAAAACTCGTCTTTTGTCCACAATGGGTACTGCCCTGTTGGCGAGTTATACTCTGTTCCAAAAATCCCAGTTTCAGAAGTGTAGTCGACATTCTTCTCGCCTGTAAAATAATACCATCCTGTTTGAGCTGGCGTTAACGCCGGTTCCCCAGCTAGCTGTCTTAAAAATGTTGCATCATGTTGAAAATAGTTTGTGGCAGCATTTCCTTCAACACTGTTACCATACTCCATCCTTGTGTCTTCAAATGGAATATATAAAGTTTTCCAATCTGTTGTGGACGCCGTTTCCCTAAAAAATGTAGTGGAGACGTTGTTAACGTCCGGAGACTCATAACCTTGTGTAAAGCTTTCCACAAAAAACTCGCCGCTTTGATTATAAGGCGCAAAAGGAGTCCACGGAATGCCACTATAACCAGCATTAGGGCGATCTCCACGGTTAAAAGAATCTTCTAATATATGTATGATGGCCTTTGTCTCTTGGTCGGTTCTTTTGGTAAAATTTGTTGAAAAGCTAGCGCGTACCGCGTTTTCGCTTTTGTTTAAGACGTTGTAATAACCATCTCCAAACTCTGTTGTGTAATTAAGGACTTCATAATCAACCGTAGCTCCATAAGATACGTCGGCAAAAAAGCCTGTGGTCCATTCTGTATCTGCCGCATATGGCCGATTAGTAAGAGTTGCAGTGGCGGCGTTTCCTATATAGTAGCAATGTCCGGATTCAGATTGCAAGCACGGGTGAAGCGTAGGAGGGGTGGGGCTCGGATCTGTATAACCACTATAGTAGACAACATCGTACTTCTTGTACTCGTTACCCACCTCGAACGGCAGTACTCTTGCTATATTAGTTACTCCAGAATTAATTATCATATAATTTGTTTTCCAGTTAAATAATCTTGAGATAACGAAATCTCTCCTGCCATATAGTCCCCATCAGACGCAGAAATATTCTGTGAGTGAACTTGTCCTGTACAGCCAAAACGACCCATTGCCGAAGATCCCGGCTCTGCATAAACACCATAAACATAAATATCTGCGATAGCTGCGTATCCAGTAGTAGTTAATACGGTGCCTAAGTCCTCTCCACGTACGGTCATCGAAATTTGTACATTTTCTTTTGTAACACGACTAGGCAGACCGCTCCCTATAACTGTCATTGGATTGCGCTCACATGTAACAGAATAAGAAAAGCCTAATTTATTATTTATACCAAAATCATTTCCAGCCAAATAAGTTTGAGCTCCATGGCTGATAGCACGTGGATCGTCCTGCACCCCCCTTATTGCTTCGTCACTACGCCCTTGTGCATCTAACACACTAAGCTCTCCATAAATATCCATCGCAGAACGCACTAAAATAGGAGCCATAGGAGACACTGAAAACTGAAGGCTCTTAATATATCCGCTAGCAAACTCAACCCCCCCTAAATTACCCCGCAATGGCTCGCCCGTCCTTTCTACGTTTGTCAAAGGATTAAGGAACTCATGAAGAGACCCTGTTAAATAATGACTAAAGGAAAGGGTACCTTTTAACGGAGCGTCCGCCGCATAGCGCATAACGCTTCCAGTTATATTTTCTATCGGGGTGAGTGACGCTTCTACACCCAGCTCCGCACTTTCAGCCAAAATACTGTGGCTTTCAATCTCAAGTAATGCTTTCTCATATTTTATGAACTTAGCCATTAAGTTATTTTTGAAGTCGTGTTTGGGCTGTAGGTAGCTGGGTAACGCCCGAACTTGAACCCCCATATATCACAAAGTCTAACTCAATATTATTAGCAATTGTTAAATCAATAACAGCGCCAGTATCTAAACGATAAAAAGTAATAGCCACAGAGCCAACAGCTTTGGTGCTAGCATAACCTACTAACGGTCGAGTGCCGTCCCATCCAGTTGCCATAACTGTATAGCTTGCAGATGTTAAGGCCTTCTTAAATGTTATTGTAGCTATCCCAGCCGCACTTAAAACAACTGGGCTCTGCATATTGTAAGTACTTGTCAACAGTGTTGTACTTAAAGACGGAGTGCCACCCGTGCCATTTGTTAGAATATGGCCGAACGCAACACTTGTATTCTCAGAAGTCATACCTCCGTTTTGAGAGCAATAGACGGTATTACTATTCAAGCCAGACGGGCTAAAGCTAGCACTATTAGGGACCTTTGGCGCTAAAGGGGCGCCCCCCATATAATGCCACCCAAAATAGTTCTCATTAGGGGTAGCTGTCCAAAATTGACCACACATCCAACGTTGTTTGTTGGAGGCTGTTTCGTTCCCAAATACCACCGCCGTTTGGCAAGTGGCACTTTGGTTATTAGTTATATAAATATAGCCTCTACTTGCATGTGAGCTAGTAAAGGACGCTTGGGTAGGAGGGGTCGATATAGTTGTTATCGCATAACTAAATGTCCCCAATGTACCACCAATACTAATGCGACCGCCGTTCGTGGTTCCCCCTTTACTAATTTGTAAACAATTATTATCAGCAATGGTGCTGCTCCCAGAAATAGCTATGTAAGTCGGAGAGTCTTCGATGAATCCCGCAGTGCTTGTTGTTACTGCTAGTTTAATTCTCGCGTTTTTATTTACATCTGTAGAATGTACATAGAAGGCGTCATCTACAGCGGAATCAATTTGCAACGTCCCCGACGGAGAATTCGTACCAATACCCACATTACCATCCGAAGACTGAATCATCAAAGGAGTAACAGGCGCAGAAGTGCTATAAAAACAATAAAGATTTTTTCCAGACCCTCCTCCATACCCTCTTTGGATATGCAGGCTATGAGCCCCCCCTTTCAATCCCGGACCATTAGTACCATCAGTATACAGATAAGTACTATAAGAAGATGCGCCTTCAACCCTTAACGAAGGCGTAGCTGATCCATCTCCTATGTGTAAGGTGCTTGTAGGGGCTGCTTCTCCTATTCCTACATTTCCATCAGTGTTAATAACTAAATGGTTGGTACCACCAAAATTAGAATTATTATTAAGTTTGAACAAGTCTCCGGTATCATCGTACCCAATAGTAGCTTGTTGCGTTGTAGTCTGATCAAATCTAATAATAGCATCGCCGCTCGCACCTGCTGTTATACCCAACACTGGGTTTGTTGCACTAATATCAAGCTCATAATCTGGCGTAGCGGTTCCTATCCCCACGTTTCCACCATCTTTGATAAAAATACCATAGTTGTTTCCATCGTCTTTGATACTAAGGCCACTACTGTTCTTCGCGGCGAGGTCCACCATCTTGTTCAAGTTAGCGATAGTGATGCTTTTAATTTCATAGGCCGGACTTCCATCCGTATCGCCTATAAAAAGCAGATCGTTGCTCGCCGGGGCACCGCCCATAGCTGAATATTCATTTATTTTTCCCATTTTAGAAGTTCCTGTTTAAATAATCTTTAAATTCTAAGTCTACACTTAATGTTCCATCTATTGATGTCTTTACACTTTGAGACACGAGTTGTCCCGTTACGCTATTAAATTCATATACTGTTTTGTAACCGTTATCTTCCAGTGTTTCTGAGGTCTCGTCCAGTAAATTTGCGGTCCCTCCCACTTCATTTGGCCCATATAGAGCTTCAACAGACAGTGAGCTTTGATACATTGTCAAGCTAATTGTTTCATGGTGACCACTACGTATAGTATCCATAATATTAGCAGTTTCGTAATCGTCTACTTCAACTGTCATATTTGTCGTAACTTCTATAGGATAATTGGTAATAACCTCTGTTGGCACAAAGCCTGCGCCACCCGTTAAATCGGAAGCTGTTTTTTGACTAAGATCATAAATGGGCTCTCTGTCAATTTCATAATTTTGACTGACTTGCGTAACCCGGTTAGTACCAGATTGCCCAAAGCCACACCAGATAGAACCTTGGTTTGGAACAGGCCGCACTCTTGTGCCCATAGATCCAGCTAGCGGAGAATTACCAGAATAATCCAAATCCCCATGACGAATGCCGCTCCCAAATCTACCAAAAGTAACAAAAGATGAATCCACAGTAGGAACGCCCCCCACCCCACAACTTACAGAATAATTAGTTAA